AAGGAATCCCCTGCTGTTGTGGCGGATGTGGAACGCATATTGCGAGATAGCAGCATGAAGAACTTTGCTGTGATCGCACCACTCCTGTTTGAAATGGTCAATACTGAGTACCGAGCTAACGTTGTGAAAACGACTGATCTCGGAGCACACTTCCAATCACTTGGAAGCTTGGCTAGTGAAGACGGTGAGATGGTCGGACGTGTCCTGACCCCTAAACTGGTCTCTAATGCTGCTGTAATGCCCTTGAGGGGTGTAAACGCAGATGAGGCAAGTGTTAAGGGAAGGATTACGGACGTTGTGAATCGAACCACCCCGCCCCCCTGTTATACTAAGTACGCCCACGAGTTCGTGTCGAAACTCGTGCCCGTGGGTGGAAAAGGTGTGCCCCTTTCACCGGCAGATGTAAGAGCGCGTCAAAACAAACCGATGCAGGTGGCGAGGTTTGAAAAAGTGAAGCATAACCTAAGCATTACATCCCCTAGCATCCTGAAGAGCTTCATAAAACCTGAAGCTTATGCGGTTCCAAACGACCCCCGAACTATAACAACTACGTCCCCTGAGTTGACAAATCTGATGTCATGTTACACGCTACCCTTTAAGGATGAAATCTTGAAGAAGCAGATGTGGTATGGACCAGGGAAAACCCCTAAAGAGACCGTTCAACGGTTGAGGGAAATATGTCGACACAGTGAGAGAACGATAGCCACTGATTATTCCCGCTTTGACGGGACTAAGTCACAATGGATCACTGAAAATGTTACATTGGCGGCTTATATGAGGTGGACTTGTCCGGAACGTCGTGCAGAACTACGGCATTGGTACGAACAGCTGTACGTAAGGAAGGCCGTTACGGCGACAGGATTACGCTATGACCCTGGCTTTGCAACCAGATCAGGCGGACCCTGGACGACTGACGGCAACACTCCTGAAGCAGCGTTTGTCCAATACTGCGCAAACAGGAACATGGGTATGAGTAATGATGAGGCATACATGCGCATAGGATTAGTCTCTGGAGATGACGGCTTAAGTGACGATCACCAGGGCAACTATGGACCCTATCTTGAAGATGCGGCAAAAGCAATCGGCTTTGTTTTAAAAGCTGAGCACATTGAGAAGGGCAGGCCAGTACCATACTTGGGCCGCTTTTTCGTTGACCCCGCTGTCTACAACGACAGTTTTCAAGACCCGATGCGAACTCTAAAACACCTACATCTCACCACAAATCGCTCGGTTACTGCTGAACAAGCACTTGCCAATAAAGCGCACGGTTACCAATCCACAGATAAGTTAACACCTTTACTGGGGACATGGGCCGAGCGAGTGTTGGCCATAACCGGGTTGAAATTCCGCGGAGCGACTCCTGAGGAGAAGTTTAAATGCTCCAATGCGTGGCCACAATCCGACAAAGACCGGATAGCAGCTGCAATGTGTGATGTCTTAAATCTAAGCAAGATGGAGCTTGTTAGGATTGATGACATGTTGCGCTCAGTTCTTGCCCTGGACCAATTTCCAGTGATCCTGGAAGGAGAGTTCAAAGACAAGTTTCTTTGCGTCCTGAACGGGGAGGTAATTGGGTCAGGGCCCCATAATGACAACAATGGAGAACCTGAACCAACAACCAACATCCACACTCAGCCCGGAACATCGCAACCAGTCCCAGCTCCTAGAGAGTTGGGATCGGTGGGTGATCAGCCAGGAACAAGCAGTAGCACGACTGATGCGCGAACTTCGCGCAAAACGAGACGACTACATGGTCAAATTCGACAAACTGGGTTTGTCGAGACCACCAATCTACAACGACCAGGTGGTCAATCTCGTCATCAGCCAGGCCAAACGAATTTTGGGCGAGGCGGAAAACGTGGATTTCCGAGTCGAGGACGTGGAACAACTTCTCGTCCTGCTCCGCGAAATCAAAGACAAGCCGTTGAAGGAGAGCGGGCTGGAAAGACTGGAGACTTGAT